CGACCAGCTTCAATACACCTACCAAAATTTCCAACGTGTCATGGGCGATATCTGGCGTACAGAACGTCCGACACGTCGTGTTGCAGAAGAGCTTGTCCTTACGAAGCCTTTAGTGTTTGACCAAACATTAGAGCAGGGATGGGCGACATGCGCACATGCAGACCGAGTACGTATAGAAAAGACAATTCGGGAGGGTATCAGCTACGGTAAAACCCCTGACGAGATTGCTAAAGATATTCGTACAAGTTCTGCAAACCGAATTACGCAGATGCAAGCGAAAGCATTGGCTATCACAGCCATGACGAGCGTGCATGCTCAAGCTGACCACGAGGTGTTTAAGGCAAACGCTAAGGCACTCAACGGTTGGCAGTACGTTGCCGTCCTAGATTCCCGGACTACACACGTGTGTGCCGCCAGGGATGGTAAGATTTTTGAAATTGGCAACTACGCCATGCTGCCTCCAGCGCACTTTCACTGCCGCTCCACAACTATTCCTGTGTTCAAGTCATGGGGTGACATTGCTAAGCTTGAGGGAGCCGCTCAGGTTCGTAAAAGCAACTTACAAGACTTGACCAAGGAGCAGATTGCTTACTATGATGGTGCAACTCCGTTAAAAGAGTCCTATCACGACTGGCTGATGCGACAACCTCCAGAGGTGCAATTACGTCACCTTGGCGACCAGAAAATGGTTGAAGCATTTCAATCTGGTGCCGTGCATTTGTCGAAGTTTAGCAATCCGGAAGGTAATCATATTGGCATACGTGAGCTTAGACAGCTTACAGACCAGTACGCATTGCCAGGAGACACCCTGAAATTTGCCAATGCGAAAATGAAGCTAGATGCTATGCCGCTTGGTGCCACACACATTGAGGACTTTTACAATGATCAAAAGCTTGCTAATAATCTCGTGGATTACTACCTTCTTCAAGCCGGAGACCTCGAGGGGCAACTTTCTGTTGTCAACTATCGTGGTATCACGCAAGGAACGAAGAAAGCAACGAAAACGCGCGTCTTAAATACGCCTCCCACAGAAGCCCAACTGGTGTATAACCCATTCACCAAGCGGTACGATGACGTCCGGATGTATCAGCCGTCTGTAGAGACGTATAATGGTGCAATCCGACGTTTGCAAGAGAGTTCTCTCAAGCAGGCTGACAAGGAGTTTATCCTTGGGGTGGCTGATAAGCTTGGGCAAAAGATGAGTATGAATCAAATTACTACTGTGGTGGAAAACCTACGTGTAATCTTCACTCGTCAACGTGCAGGAGGCGAGCCTTGGGCAAACTTTAAAGCCGTTGTCCAAGCACAGCTCAAATTCGATATACAAAACGTCTCGGACGCTATTGAAACAACGCTTAGAAAAGATGTTAACGTACTTAAAAAGCTTAACAATGAGGCTTACATTGACCCTGTGCTGGGTGCTACTCAGCTCCAAGAAATCCACGACACATTCATCCCGAATATCCTGGCTAAGAATGATTGGGAAGACCGTGTGGCTCCTAAGATTGCAAGTGAACTACGGGATATCTTTGATTACAAAATTCCCGTGGTACTGAGATCACGGTTGTCAGATCGTGACTTACAAGCATTCTATCTTCGCTTTGCCAATAGACTGGCTTTAGACGATGGGCCAGATCGTGACCAGTTTGCGATTGCCCTTGGGCGTGACCTTTATAACTCTGCCAATATCAACGGTAATCGTACTAAATGGTATGAAGTCGGCATGGAGCTACTTAACTCCGAGCACATTTCAAAGATGTTTGAAATCGACACATACGGTGTGCAAAAACGTCGTATGAAGAGTCGTATGAGCGGTAGCTACTTTGGACCTTATTACGACACTCAATCCTTTAATATTCGTGTGACTGACCAGCGTGTATTAGATTACAGTATCTTGACACGTAAGGTGGAGCTAGGACTTCGTGTGGCCAACCTGGGTGATAAGCCTCGTTTGATCTTTAGAGAGGGTTTCAAGACTTACTTTATAGATCGTGGTAGCCTAGGTCTGGAAGATACACGCATCCCTGTGACATCCACATCCAGTTTCGGAGACTTTCCTGAAGAGTTCATGGACAAGAACATGGTAGATGCACTGAACTGGGCGTCTAAGAGTCGTTATCGTATCGATGAGGATTTCTATGACTTTACCCAAAAACTGCTCTACTTCCGTGATGACAAAGGTAAGGCGGATTTATACGACAGCTTAAACGAGTACAAGCACTACATCTCTTCTCGTGGAGATGCCTATGAACGCTTCAAGTCGATGCAATGGCTTCGCTCAAAGAATGCTGCGTTTTCCAACATGGCGTTCATCGATCACCGTGCGCGTATTTATGACAGGGGCTTGATTAGCCCTCAAAGTGGTGAATCATTTCGTCCGTTTCTAAATACGGAAGAGAGTAAAACACTTGGTGTAGCCGGATATAAGAACTTCAGAGATCAAATAGGTGCGTTCCTAGGTGGCCTAGAAGACTTCTTTGAGCAGGGTAACAACTCACTGACCGTAACAGGTCGGCAAGCTGTAGCAACGCTGTGGCAGAAAGATCTGATTGAGATTGGCAACCTGATGCTAGATGCGCGTCCTAATGCCATCCGAAAGATCTTGGAACACCCTGTGGTGCAACGTATTGAAGGCGAGGAGCTAGGTAAGTTCTTTCGCTTTGCAATCGAAGCAGCTAAGATAGATCGTTATATGGAAGGTGACTACTCTGATCTGTCACGACTGGAAAAGTATAAGACAGCTTTAGCGTTAGAACAAGATGCCTCATCCTCTGGTGCTCAGATTATCGCCATGACCACTAAAAATAAGCAATTAGCTGAAATGTCTAATGTGGTGCCTACACAGCAAAAACGTCGTCTGTATGATGAGATCGCTAACTCTACGTTTAATGACCCTCGTTTCAGAGCGTTGAACGAGAGACTGGGCTTGTCAGAAAAGGACTTGCGTAAAGCTGCCAAGGCTCAGAACATGGTAATTTTCTACGGTGCTGGTGAGCGTACTGGTATTCTCAACGTAGAGGGTAAGCTAGGTAAAGTCTTGGAAAAGCAAGGTAATACATTGGTGGTAAAGGCTTCTGACCGTGACAAAGTCTTGGAAGAGATCTCAGCACGTGCAGCACGTTACCAACGCTATGACCCTGAAATGATGCAGCAACTGAAAGACTTACGTCAAGAAGTACGAGACATCTTTAACAAGGGTGAGCCTATTGGTGACGAGATTATGTCTCAACTGTATTTCCTAGACGCTGACACAAAGGCTGTTCTGGAGAAGATGAGTCATAGCTACAACAAGGTTGTCACCCCAGATGACTTCAGACAGATCGCCAAGATCATGAGTGAGTACTTGGAAGAGCAAGTGCCTATTCTTAAGAACTTCACAAAGTTTTTTGGTAGACTCGCTGAGGACTTTTTAGGTTCTGCTAAGCCTAGTGACAGTGCTTTAGACTTTGAAGAGATCCTGAAGGAAAAGATATTCGGCTCTAAGACAAAGGGGTACACACTTCCTCCGTCTGCGAGTCATTTGCTCGGATTGAAGGCAGGTGAACCTCTGAGTGAGAAATTACTCAAGCGATTACCTGGATGGCTACCCGGTGGCAATCTTTCTTCGATGCTCCTTGGTGTCGCTGAGCCTAAAGATCGTGCAATGGGTTTCAAAGTCAAGGTATCACCTGGTGTATCTATCACCGTGTTTGCACCAAAGAAACTACCTAAGAGTTGGACAAACGTTCCTTGGGTAAACTTTGACGGCAAGGTGATTGAGCAAAACTTCACACAAACCTTTGAAGAGCCTCTACGTTACAAGGATGCTGATGGTAATTGGGTTACTAATATTATCCAAGTGCCTCAGAAAACCTCTGCTACGTGGTGGGAAGAGCTGATGAACGAATCTGGCAAAATCAATGATATTGCTGATGCGTCTAAAGCGCGTACTGCTTTTGCTGTAAACGGGAATCACTCCAATGATGCGACAATTGTCAAGCGTTACCACTTGTGGGGGCGTGAGAATAATATTGCCACATCTACGATCCA